GCAAGGCAACCATTATGGGGGAGGAGCTTTCGCTCCGGGCTACGCCCTCCACCGTTTATAGCTTAATCCGCTTTCGCGGGTTCAGCGAGGTGGGGGACGGATTCAAACCACTTCCAAAGGTTTGAATAGACAACGTCATTACACCAACGTTGCCAACCGTCGGATGTAAAAGAAGTCCGACACGCATCGTACCAGTCCCAACACGGGGCTAGCGCGACGCGCTTTTTGTAGTAGGGGAGATCCTGTCTTAAATGGATCTTTCCCTCCCTAAGGTACCCACCAACCGCAGACAGTAACACCCCAGGAGGGTTCGAAATCATTACAACCCCCCTATTACGATTAACCACGCGCTTCGTTTTCACGAATTGCAAAGGCGACTTCGTAACTGGATGCTGCGGCCTGGACCCAAGTCGTAACAGGGAGATAGTATTAGGGCGCGGTTCGTACCTCGTGTAGAGGATACTGCCCGTATCCGTACTTCTCGCGAGCCACCTAAGATCGGCCAACCACAGCGGCACCTTAATTCCCGCCGCATCGTCATCCCATGGCGGTACAGGATTCAACTTAACTCCTGCACATTCCACGAGGTACGACAATGTACGGGGAAGGCAAATGCCGTGATTAGCAGACCAAACATTGAGTCTGTTTATCAGTGAGTACAAATCGTGCTTGGTCCCAAGGCTGCGGCAATAAACTCCGCGGACATTAGTACCGGACCAAAAGTCACAACCGCACGATTCGCGAAACGGCCCTTCGTTATAGCTCTTACTAGCGTTCACCTCAAAACCAATACGCCGAAGGATCGAACAAACTACATCATACGCCTCACGGCGTACAATGATGTCGTCACCAAAAACGGCGAAGTTTCCGAGGCGTCTACTAGAAGGGAATGTCGGCTTTATACCTAACGCCGAATAAACCCCTAAAACAACAGAGCTAAACAGGATCGTCTGAAGCGGGAAAGTAAAAGCATTTCCCATAGACGATACCATATGAAGCTGAACAGTCTGCCCTCCGGGCAAGACAACATTAGGGCTTCGATACGTCATCAACCTAGAAAGAATACCAGGCGGACAAACGCACCTTAATAACCCAATGCTTACCGAGTCAGAGGCGGAACTTAGGTCAATTGTACCATAAGAACCGTCCCGTGAACCGATATGCGCAAGCCGGCGATTTTTGTCGGGCTGAGTACTGAGGTTAATACCATACCTCCTCAGCAAAGCCTTCTCAAGTGCACGGCCTACGCCCTTCTGAAACAACATATTCAGTAAGGGTTCAGTGCATATAGTCCGTGAAATTTCGACGGACTTAGGGACAAAAGACAACTTACTGCCTAGTACCTCATAGAATTCACCATAATGAGCTGACCGGATCTTTTCGGTCTCGGCCCACAGGGAATATCTCGAGGTCTCACCACGGTACAGTGAGAACAATGACCGGTCAGTGCAAGAAAAACGGCTAGACGCCATCTTTTGATAGAATGACGTGCCACTTGCACCGATAGACGCACCCGGTCCCGGAACCATACCCTCAACAATATCGTCACCGACATTATCAAGAATTAGCTTCGGGACACCAGCATAAAACGTCCCATTCTCCGAAATTTCCCTAATAAAACCGGGATCTTCCGGGGAGACAAAGCTGGTAATGTCAGGCGTAAACCAAAAGGAATAAAACTCCCTTCGAAATTCACCCAACGCAATCTCCTCGACTTCGGAGATATTGGATACGTCAATGCTCTTGAACTCAGAACATCTTTGATTCATGAGCATAAACTTTGCGAGAGCCTTTTCATCAGCGTCGGCCTTCTTAGCATCAACGAATTTCTTCAAGATGCTATCAAGTAAGGCCAACGCCGCAAATTGGCGCGCATCCTTAGCGAATGGACCTAAATCCTCCTTAAGGTTGCCCCTAAAGAGACGATCATCATCCACGTCGGGAAGCGTTTCTCGAAGGTCATTGACTAAACAGTCAAAAAGAGCATGAGAGTAAGCACCCATCCTGGACTCCTTGAGTTAGTAAGTTAGAGGTTTATACGTGACTTATGGCTGACCCCCTAGTTACCTAAGAGGTGTCACGGCAACTTAGCATTACTGCCTATATGCCGTAAGATTAAGCTTTTATCACGTAACAGTTACCTAGAGAATACCCAAAATGTGAGCCGCGAAAACTGAAACAAGGCCCACAGGGATTCCTGCCATGAGGCCGATCGCAAGACCGACCACAAAAGCAGAAAGATTCTTTTCAGTAACTGAACCTTCAAACTCCACTTTCGACACGAATGGCGACATGCTAGAACACACCACTCGTCACTGAGTCGCCGAGGCCAGAAGCTTGGGCCCACAACAACCCTGCAGCGAGCGATAGCGCAGCGCGCACATTCGCCGGATCGGCAGTGTCGGCACCAGCCGGAACTTCGACGTTCATAGTAATCAACATCGTCGTAATCGGCTGACCAGAAAGGGGAGTTACTCCCTTTCTGACAATGTGCTTCCACACGTTCCGGGGTACACTCGTGACCAGGCCCGTAGTCGGATTGGGCTTTCCCAAGGTCTTAAAGACCTTCGGTTTGACCAACGTCGACGTAAAGGGCGAACTCACAGAATGGATAGTAACACCAGCCTGTGTCCCTCCGGCTACCGTAACGGCATACTGCCGTCCGTTCGCATCCGGAGCTTGGTCCGAAACTATCGTGTACGTCGGACTCGTAAAGCCCGTCTGAGGCGCTCCCGTTACTGGGGAAGAAGGGTTCCATGTCATAAAAACTCCATTGCCTAAAAGGCAGAAAGGAAACAGTAAAGATCCACAATACGCGGTTATCTACGTAGGGCAGATCGAAATTTGCCAAGTAGCGACCCATATTGTTGGTTCAAAGCAGCTATATTCAACCATCTGCTGGTCGAACCCTGGAACCCGACCCGAAACGTTGGTCTCGAGAAGGACCCAAGAGGCTGACGATTTACCGTAACACAGGTACTAATGGCGGATTCAGGCAAGCAACCCCAGCGATAGCGTGGATACGGATAGTGTGCGTTCATATACGCCACATCAGCACCTAAGGTCCCTTGTTCAAGGACCATGTACTTACGTGTCGTCTTCACGCCGAACGTCACCGCAGAAGAACACACTGCGCCGGCATTGATCCAATCACCTATATTGGTGAAATAGTCAATGAAGAATGACCAAGGACAAAGCTCCCAGACCGTTGGCAAAAACTGGTCGACAACGTCGAACCCGAAAGCCGTAAACGTGTCAGGAGGCGTCCATCCTTGTGCGGAAAAATCCAGAAAATACAAGTACCTAACTTTTGCCCCTCCCGAATAGCGAGTGTAGCGAATACATTGCACACCCGCTCCGAGATCGGACGAGTCGGTACCGTAACTGGAATAATTTCCGTCATTCCAGGAGGCTGAAATTCGCTCCCGGAGACCATTAACCTTCCCCATGGACGTCAGGTAGGCTTGGTAGCCATCCTGTATATCCTTAAAGAGAGGCCTAGCCCCGAAAGAAAACTCAAGCCAAGTATCCGACAAAATCTTATTTAACTGCCGGATCACACCCTGACGCTTCGTATTGACAGCGAAACGACCAACCCTCTTCGC